GTATTGGCGTTCGTAATAGCGTTGCTGATTGTAATGCTATCCGTGAATGTGCCGTTTTCCGTCAAACACAATTTCCAACGGTCATTCGTATCACCGACATCGGAAATGACGGTATCTCCTACAGTGGCATAGCCTGCTTCTGTTCTGACCGCCAGTTTTACCGTCTTACTTTCGTTGATAGTCGCGTTCAGCGAAACGGTTAATGGATTAGTGTATGTACCATCTGTTGAAATTGCCGTTCCGTCCGTACCGCCTGCCGTGGGATTATTCTTATAAAGATTGATATATGCGTTTGCCATTTTCAGCACCTCCAAATTTCAAAATCCAGCATAACATAATCAGGGAACCGGGGTTCGTACTTATATGAGCGAATAACCATTCGACAATTCTGCCATACTTCCCCCGAATCATCCGTAAAAGTAACTCTTTGCCGTGCTCTCCACAATGCGAGAATCGAATTGAAATTTGTTTTGGAAAATAGGCAGGAGACCACAAAAGAGTCCCCGTTTTCTATGTGCCCATAGTCCTGAACCGTATTCCCGTTAATCAACGGGATTTTTTCAATACGATCATCTATATTGATGGTAAGACTTTCCGGAGAGCGATAGCTTTCGATATTATTTATTTTTATCTTCATAACCGCACTCCTTAATTTCCATAGCTGGTATTGATACGGCTTGTCGCCTCATTGACAGCACTTGTAACAGCGTTCGCGACATTACTTGTGATGTCGTCGGTCAATCGTTGTTTCATGGCATTGTCGAAAACATACGCCCCTCCGAGATTGACATTTATCGTCGGATTGACATTTACCTCCGGAGTGTTCCGCCCTCTCTGTTCAACCGCACCGAGTATCGCAGATAGGTTTGTATTGACTTCCGGTACCTGACTATTAATCTGCCCCAGAATATCAACGGTTTGTTCACTGCTTTGCGTAAGAACGTTCGATAACTCAGAAATCCCGTTTGCGGTGCCATCTGAGATTAATCCTGTTCCCCAATTATTAGCTTCCTTCATGGCCTTTTGGAATCCCATGATTTCCGCCATGTTGGTTCGTTCGCCTGGGTTGACACCAGCCTCTGCCATCATCGCCCTTTGAATAGCTCGGATAGCATTTTTCTGTCTATCCCCTTGTGACTGCGTGAAATCATAGAACCCACTTCCATCTGCAGAAATATTCCCGGCCATAGCACTGCGGTATAACGCAAGATACTTCTTTTGGCTGGTAAACATACTTTTGACACTATCATTCACGGCCTGTTTTTTCTGCTGCTCAGCCGCCCGCGTCGCCGTGACCTCATCCATGCCCTTCTGGATCCACGCTTTTTTCTCACGCTCTATCTGATTGAGCCGTTTCGTGAGTGAGTCAGCATAGATGTTGTCAAGGTATTCCGCTTTTTCTTTCTCGAACTGCTCGTATATCTTGGCTTTCTTCAACGATGCTTCTTGCGCAACGAGCGACGGATCAGCACCTTTCTTGAGCGTGTCCTCGGCCGCAGTATCAACGCCATAGAGAGATTTCCCCAAATCACTCATAGACATGCTCGCGATGCTGCGTCGCAGAGCCTTATTTGCTTCATCGGCTTCTTTTGCGGCCGCTTTCATTGCTTTCTTGATATCGTCAGCAACAGATGCCCAAGCCGCGGCTTCTGTCTTGCCCTCTGCAATGGATGCCTCTACTTTATCCCGAATGGCCTCTAACTGCTCTTTCAGCCTTTCAGAAGTCGCATTGGCAAGCTCAGTCTCCAGTTCCTTCTGAACTTCTGCAGCTTCTCTTTCAAGCTTCACAGATTCGCCGACAGTTTCTTTTGTTTCTTGCTTGCGCTGTTCGTTATATTCTTTGAACGCCTGATTTTCTTGCTTCAAAAGCTCTTCACGAGTCCTGATTGCTTGCTTTTCTTCATCAGACATCAGTCTGTTTGCCACCCACGCATAGATAGACTCGCCTATGCTTGATGTGATACCGCCACCTGCAACAGCACCAGGAGCACCACCATAAGCACCACCAACACCAAAGCCAATCAAACCGCCCGCATTTTGGCCCTTTTGGAGATATTCACTAAAACCATTTCTTTTTAAGACTTCCTTGCTGAAATCGCCCTCTATTGTCGTTAATTCATTAAACTCTTTTTTTAACGAACCTAATGTTGTTATCAGCGTCGTGATTGTAGATGTCAATCCGCCAAGCACTTCACCTGCAGCACTGCCAAATTCCTTGATTGCATCTTTGTTATCCCTTATCTGCTTAACGATTTCTGCGAAAGATGTTTTTATCTCCGGCATCATCTCACTAGCTATCGGCATCAATGCCTGCCCTAATGCACTTGTGAGCTGACCTGCCTGCATCTGGAGCTGTACCCACTCAAGATATAACTTTCGCGCTTCCTCTGTATTCAGCAGACCTGTTGTCTGAATAGAGCCTGCTTTTTCCATAAGCGGGATAAATTCCCGAAGCAATGGAATAAATGCCGCACCTTTCGCTCCTAAAACATCTCGAATAAAGTCTTCTGACCTTCCTGCGGCCTCAGCCTTCATAAATGCTTTGGATAACTGCTCTAACTGCTGCGAATACGCAAGAGTATTCCCCATTGAATCCGTTAGAGTAAAGTCATATTCTGCCATTGCCCTTGTCAAAGAGTTTTGCGTCTTGACACCGGATGCGGCAGTCTTATCGAGTCTGGTCAAGAACGGAATAACTGTATTGATATCTGTGCCAGTGAATTGGAATACCTTTGAAAGCTTTGAGGCTTCCCCTGTTGTCATATGCAGACGCTCAGAAAGCATATACAAGTCATTGCCAGCTTTCATCGCCTTGTCCGTCAAAGCGAATATGCCAGCTCCGGCTGATACTCCCGCCACCACGCCAGCAATGGCAGTATTGAGTTTTCCGATAGCACCGACAGTACCTGTGACCTTGCCTGTGACATTATTGAACCCATTAGCCAACGTTCCGAGCGCAGATGTCGATGCTGTGCTGGTCTTTGCCAGTTCCCCATTGACCTGTGCGAGCTGAGCCTTGAGTCTTTCGATATCACGCATCTGATAGAGTCGTTTCGTGTCGACACCACGAGTCAACGAGCTATCTTTGCCGTATGTCTTCTCATTGGCCTGATAAGCCCTATTGAGCAGTTCCAGCTTCTTTTGCTGCACCGCCAGTTCATCATTGAGAGCTTTCTCCCGCGCTTTCAAAGCCTCAACAGACTTCCCTGCCGCCTCCAGCCTGGTCACATCGATATCCGCCCGCAGCCTGATTTGATTGGCCTCACTATTAAGGCGAGACATAGCCTGCTTGACGGTCTTACCTGCAGTCTCAAAACCAAGCTCCAAGTCAGAGACATTCAGCCCCAACGACAAATAGAGAGAGTCTATCTCTGTCCCCATTGCATCTTTTTTCGCCATAATCTCACCTCACAATATGTCATCGATATAGGTCAAATCTTTCCCAGCTTCAATTTTCTCCAGCACGCACAACTGGTCAAGAAGAAAAGCCATGTCCGTTTCGTCAATCTCTTTTACGGTCCAGCCATAATCAGCCTGGTATTTGGCATATAGCTGTAGCAGCATCTCATACGGAGTCAGAGTTACTGCTCCTCCTCCGCTTCGACGTTTTTTGGGAGCTTTTGCAGTTTTTCGGTCGCGACACCAAGGATATACTTTGCCGCTTCCACATAGCCTGTCAGGACATCTGCCGGATCAATATCATCAATGGTATCAAGGCCATACATTTCCGCAATGACTTTTGCGTGCTCGGCCATCAGCTTCGACATCGGCCACTCATCTTTCTCAACATTGTCGTATTCCGCAACCCGTAGCCACATTTTCATGGTCGGTTTCGGCAACGTTACTTCTCGTCCATCAATCAACGTCAGTTTTGGTAATTCTCTCATTGTTATATCCTCCTATTACAAAAAAAGAGGCAGGTCTCCCCGCCTCCACCTCTTATCTCTTACGATGCGGGCTGTGACTGCGTCGGAGTCCCTGCCGTAATCACGCCAGTACCAGTAGCAGTCATGCTCCCCGGAGTATTGCCGCCACCCGCAGACTTTTCTGTGATTGTAATGACCGCACCGGATGCCGTGACGTTGTAGATTGAGCTGATACTAGTCTTGCCAGCCAAAGCCGTTGCAAGATTACCTGCGCTGGCCGCTGCATCCGCGCCAACGTTGAAGTCAGTCCCTGCAGTCAGCGTCTCAGTCCCGAAAGCGACCGTATCGGACGATACGAAATTCGTGCTGACCGTATAAGTGTTACTGCCCGCTACTGCCGGAGTAGTAACGGCTTCCATAGCCGTATACCAGTTTGTGATAATCGTTGAGCTCTCACTATTGTCACTGTCCGCAATGCGCTTCCACTGACCATCAAATGTACGTGCTACAAAACGGCCTTCCAACTTCGGAGTCGTATATTCTACAGACTCGCCTTTGGTCTGCATCGTCTCCTGCGTCGGAGAGAACTTGCCTTTCAGCAGTTTCACATAGCGCACTTTATTGTTGTGCTTGTTGGCCTCAAAAGCCAGCCCCACATAGGGAGCAGCATCGGATGCCTTTGCCGACAATTCCTTGGTCGTCGAATCAATCGTATGCCCCAACAAAGCGGCCAAATCCTCCAGCGGCATATCTGCCGTTTCAACCGTCACCGTGATTTCTGTCATGGACGAATCTGCTGCAAAAGGAGCATCATCGCCATAAAGCGTATTGAACGTAACGGACGGATTGATATCAACCTGAATTGCGCCCGCAATCTTTTTCATCGTGCCATAAGTTACCCCAGAGCTGGTGTCCGTCGTAAGAGGCGCATAGTAAAGATTTTTCAAACCTACTGTTGCCATTCTGAACTCACTCCAATCCTATAGTCTATAATCAATATTTTTTGGCTATCTTCGATATACTGAGTCGTTTGGACTCGCATAAATCCCAAATCCGACATTATTCTGTTGATATTCCGATATATCACATTGTATTGGCCATCGAGTGTTATGACATGAATCCTGATGGTCACTCTATGTGTAACCTCAATATCGTCCCCTATTAGGGCTGGAACATCGGATATCGGCGAATAAACAAGGCAAGGATAGCGCGCACTATTGTCCCCCGGTGCCTGCAGGTGGAATATTGACTTCGTGCCTTTTGCCAGCAAGGCAATCAATGCCGAATCACTGGTCAAAGCCGAATACACCTGTGCTTCAAGCGCCATCGTTTCCACGCTATCACCTCCCGTTTCTGGCAGCATTGCGGACGGCTTCCACAATACTGCGTCTTATGTTGTCTTTATTGGCTTCCATGGCTGGATACAGGAAAGGCCGGTTCACTCTTGGCGAAAACTCAACAATCTGTCCATAGAGGAATCCGTCTCTTGATTTTGCGTTTGCGCTTATCCGGTAGACAGTTCCTTCTTCATTTGGCTCAGCCTTAATTGAGTCCTTCAGGGCGCCGGGAGTGACCTCTTGGGCCATATATACCCGGCCATTTTTCTTATGGCCTTCGTAGACCGGGCACCTGCTTTTCGCGTCCCTCACGACGCTATCTGCGCCTTTCTTCAGTGCATCTTTTGCGGCCTGCAGAACATGATTGCCTAATTCCTTCAGAACCTGTTCTGTCTGGGCAGTACTCATATAGCCACGGGTAACGCTTTTATCACGGTAATGATTGTGCCGCCCCATCAGCCAACACCTCCTGACACTCCAGCACCGTCCATGTACGGGCAGATTCTGCATCATATGCGGGTTTTATCATACGCAGCCTCTTGCTGCGCCATA